TTACGCACCGGCCATAAGCAAATGTTCACGGATGGATTGTGCATCCTGCTTGCCTTCCGTGGTAATAATCACCTTGCCAATCGTCTGAGTTCGGCTCTGGCTGTTGGACTGTGCGTTAATAATTTTTTGCTGTACGCCACCTGCAGGAACTTTGGCAGTACGCGGCGCTTCAAGAGAAGGAGAGGAAGAAGGGGTAGGCATTACTGGAGCTACCGCCTCCTGCTGAGGCACCATAAGTTCCGGCATTGGTGCAACTGGTGTAGCTGCCACTGTAAACTCAGACATAGGCGCAACGGCTTCTTGTTGAGCCATTGCAAGCTCAGGCATGGGAGCAACCGGTGCAGCAACTTCTGAAATCTCCTGCGTTGTGGAAATATCCACCCCGGGGAGCAGATTCATTTTTTCCAAAACCCAATGTACTGCACCACCGAGCGAATCAAACCATTTAAGAATGGACTTGAACACGCCCTCAAAACCTTCATCAAAAAAGGTGAAAAGCAGCCCGATAGGCGTAAACAGCTTTACAAAGTCAAAAGCGGCATACAGGGCTTCGCTCCATCCGGCATCAGTAAACGCTGCTGCCAGATCGTCCCACCAGTAAATCAACGCACCAACTGCGGCTACAACACCAATAATTGCAGCAATAATCCATGTGCCAGGGAAACCCCACAACGCAAAGTTAGCAAGCCACTGGGAACCGGAATACGCGGTCCATATACCTTTACTCCATGCAACAGCTTTACCTAACGGGCCAAAAATTGTACTTAGTCCCAGCGTAGCAATACTCATAAGTCCAGAGGCTGCAGCTGCAGCACCAAGAATGCCAGCAAAGCCGATAAGCACAACCGCACCATACCCAACCCAGCGCGTAAGGTTTGGAAACTCCTGCGACCAGCCAAGCATTGTTGCAGATCCATTCGCAAAGGCATCAATAATAGGATTAATTGCAGGCAGCAAAGCCTGTCCCAGAACAGTTGTAAGAGCACGCCCACCGGCAGAAAGTCTGTCGAACGGATCAACCATTCCCTTTGCCATCTGCTCCGCCTTGCTCATGCCATTCACGTTACCAAGCTTTGCAATAGATTCGCTAAGACTGTCAGTGTCCGACATAAGCAGCTTAATAAGAGAAACTGCCTCATCCGATCCAAACGCTTTTTTAAGCTCATCACCTTCTGCAACGTCCAGCGTATCGCCAAACTTGCCTTTAAGCTTGGTAAGAATATCCATCATGCCGAGCATGTTGCCGTTGGCGTCTGTAAAATCCAGCCCAAGCTTTTCCTGTGCGCCGCCAATACCGGAAAGAAACGACTTGTACTTAGTACCAGCTTCACTGCCGGACATAGTCGCCTGCAGGCTGCCCATAACCGCCATCTGCTCTGCCATATCAATTCCGGCAGCAGTAGCGTTGGCACCAATGGCAGTAAACGCGGCAGACATTTGCGAACCCGTGGTTTTAAACATCTGAACAGCCGTTGCAGTTTTACCCGCAAGCTGCTCTACCCACGTGGCCTTGCCCATCTCGTTTGCTTGCGCTTTAAAAATGCCGAACATTGTACCGGTGTAATCGGTAATGGTAGCAGCATCTGCTTTGGTTGCTTTTGCAAGCACGTTGGAAGCCCTGGTAAAACTTGCCAGCTCGTTGCCTGTTAAGCCGGAAATGGAAGATTGAATATCATACGCAGAAGCCGCAACAGCATCCGCAGCCACTCCATAATCTATGGAAAAACCAAGTGCTGCACGGTTCAATTTGCCGAGCGCTGCGCTATCAACATCAAGGCTGCCAACTTCCGCCAGTGCCCTATTCAAGTCCCGCGCTGGGGAAAGCATGGCATCAAGCCCCTGCCCAGCACCCCACATGCCCGCAGCGCCAACACCAATTTGCGTAAATGACTTACGTGCGTGCCCTGCAAGGCCATCCAGTTTCTTTTGGATTTTGCCTACAGGGCCGGTAACATCATCTTTAAGTCCAAGCTTAAACCAAAGTTTTTCCATCCACACGTGCTAACCACCAAATGCCTTTGCTATGCCGTTGCACACAGCTATTTCCATTTTGTGCCAGTAGTCTTTTTCTAAAAACATGGCCTCGCCCATACAGCGCTCTGTAACTTCACGCTCCGGAAACCATTTACGCGTCAGTGCAAGCATCTGCTCCAAGGCATTATGTTCCATGCCCTCTGCAATGCTTTCTACTTTCCCAACGTAATCGTAACCTTCGGCTTGTAGCTGCTAAGAACTGCTGCGGCCAACTCAATGGCAACGCCTGGCTGTTCAAGCTGATCCCGAAGCGCGTCTTTGCATTCAGTCTTCACCGTACGCATGAGAAAATTGTGACACGGGTTAATCTTGTCCGTTGGCTGCATCTCGTTTGCGTAGGTGTTAAACGCATCCAGCGTCACATCAAAGGCAAGGTCAGTTCCATTAACAGTAAGAGAAATAGTTTTATCCACGGTACGCTCCACCTATTTGGTATTAATAAGCTGAAAGAGCTGTTCAAACCGCTTATCAAAACGATCCTCAAAGCCTGCCAGCATTTTTTCTAAATCCTGTTTGGAAGTGTAATTGCGCGCCACATACAGCTTAAAGTCCTGCAACTGGCTACGACTCGACTGCGCGTACTGGAACAAATAAACATTCCACATAAGCACAAACGGCCACACGTAACGCGCAATCCACTCAAAAATTTCTGCTCCTTCCATCTACAGCCCTGCTTTTACCTGCTGCTTTTTATCGTACGAACGGGAGGCAGAGTATCCAAGGTAGCCGGAGCCAAACAACACCCACAACGGTTCCGGAATTGCCTCAAACATAAGCTTCAAATTAGCCGCCGCCTGTTTCATCTGTACCGGCCACCAAACGCCCACAATGCTCCCAAGCACCACAAGCAATATTACCCCGTACATCACATACAAAAACATAGGCCGCGCTCTGCTTGTCCACTTATCCTTGCTCTGTGCCTCAGCAACAATTGCAGAATACCGCGCGTTAAGCTGCGCAAGCTCGCCATTCTGCTCCATCTGCCGCAGTTCGCTTGTTGCCTTCGCCTGTTGTGCAGGGTCAGGAAAAATGCGTTTAATCAGCGTATCGCCAAGGTTGATTAAATCTCCAAGCATACTACACCCGCGCCAGCTGGCAGCCTTCCATAATCACTTCCGGATCATACGGATTAACGCCATTTTCATGCACAATGATCACTGCAACCAAGTCTTCCAAATGGTCAGCAACGCGAATAACTTCATCCACGTCAACACCCACACGCTGCGCCACATGCTCCACATACGAATCTGTGTCGTTTTCCACCGGCGGTGCCCAGCGGTTAACAATCCCTTCAACCGTATTAATCCCATGCTTGCGCTCATACGTAAGCAAAGTTCTGCCCATAGCGCGAACGCCATGCTGCGGATCTACAAACGTACAAAAATCGTCGTCCAATTGATCTTCCGCCAAGCCCTTCCAGTCAGCACCGTGCCGAATGTTTCCCGGGTTGTTATTACGAATCCCACGTGGTGCTCTACCCATACGCTGCCTCCTGTTCTGTTTGGCATTCAATACACAGCCTGCAACCCACAACTGCCTCACGCCTAGCTTCCGGAATAGCCTCCCCGCACTCGTCACAATGCGTTAAGCTTTCCCCGCAGCCACGTGCAGCCTGTGCCTCTGCAATGGCAGATTGAATAATCCGCTGTTCAATCTCAGACGCTCTATCAAACTGGTCCACCTACAGCAGCCCCTCTGTCTCGTCCTTACGCAAATAAGGAACACCGCCAATGCGCACAAAGTTAGGCGAAGTAACGTCAAAGCTCACCTTACGCAGCAGCTTTTCGCCGCCCTTAGAGTCCACATCTAAAATAGAGCTCAGTTTAAGTTTACAGCCAAACGCCTCCACCTTGTCTTCTTCGCCATCAGCAGTTTTGCCGTAAAACAACAAGTCAAAAGGCTTTAAACCGCGATACGAACCCGCAGCCTTAGCCGCTTCCTTAATCAGCTTAAAGTTAGCAATGTCCAACTCAAGCTCACCACTGGCAGAAACATCACCGTCCACATGCCCGTTCGGTACGCCGCCGTCAGAAGCAACAGCCGTGTTGTCCGTAATGTCCAGCGTGGCCTTAGCAACACGCACGCGCATATCGCCAACCGTTACATCAATATTTTTTCCGCTTAGTCTTTGCATTAAAGTCCCTTCTTTTTTTGTCTCCGACGGCGCTTCGCAGCGGGATGTCTCCGACGGCCAGAGAACCTTTTTGAAAAAAGGCTTCTCTGGACTCTCCAAAAACTTTTACTTGCGAGGTCAGCCCGTCACCAAACATGTTGGAAAGCTTTATGGGAACAACCCTGCTCAATCAGAGAAAGGTGGTGGTGCGTAAGCCGCGATAAAGCTTAAGCAACAAAACTAACTCGCAGGTAAAAATTTTAGGAAGGGGGTCTGGGGGAGGCATCCCTACGCATAGTTCTTCAAATCAAGGAGCAGATTACAGGTAATATCCTTGGGGCTGTTGTACGGTCGCGCTGCCATGTAGATTTCAACCTTGTTTTTGGTCGGCCAACTTATGACAATGTCGCCATCTTTAGGCGGCTCAATTTCTCCAGGGAAAACCTCACCGAGAATTTCAACGGCCTTGGCCATCTCAAAGAGCGGTCGCATAAAATAGGATTGATTGGAGACAATGGAAGAAGGGGTAGAATTCAATTTGCGATCGGCAATGCGGGACACTGCTAGCGGATAAACTTGACGCATGGCTTTTTGCACCACACGCAGATTTTCGATTACTTGGTAATCGCCGCCGGAAACATCGAGAAGATGCCCGTCTGTCCAGTACATGCCCTCGTAATCTGGATACCACCACGGCACGGAGTAGCGTGCATCTGCAAGCGCTTTGAGGATGGAACGGTCAACAGGTCTGCCAAGCTTGTCTTGCGGTTTGTTGGACCATTCGCCGAGGAGATTACCGGTTGCTACTCGCATTGGAGAATCCGCCACGGTTACAGCTCTGTTGGCCAAGCGTCCTGCATAGGTGCCTAGCTCGTGTCCCCATAAGTATGGAACAACGGATACGGTATCCGCGCGCAGTCCTGTCAGTACAGCAATGGCTGCTTCTGTGTATGTGGCCCAAGAATCTGCTACTGGATCAAGCTTGCGGAAGGCGGCAAGAAACAGCGTTGGACGCATATATTCTGCCATCACTTCGGCCTGCTTTGTCTGCATGGCTTCAAGCTCTGTGGTTTTGGTTACGGGATCTGCAATCACAAAGCCTTCAACGCTTTTTTGCTCCATCACGTAATCAACTGCTTCTTTCCATGTAAGCACACCATCGAGCACAAACACGCAGGCATTCCAGTTTTGTCCGGCATTAACTTTTGCCGCTTCAACCTGAGTTTTCAGTACGCTTTCAGCCTCGCCAAGTACGGCATCGAGGTCGGTGTCTGTATTCACCATATGCAAGCTGCCGCGTCCGGTTTCTCCCAGCCCGATAAAGCAGAAAAAGCGTTCTACTTCTTTAAACGGCCCTTGGTTCCGGTTAAGGCGGTTAACTTGCACTACAGGAGTTGCCATTTGCACCTCTTATTTCTTGAGTTTTTCTATGGTCTGGCGAGCCAAGTCTTGTAACATTTCTTTTGCATCGTCTGGCGTTGCACCAAGGAAAGGTCGCGCGGGCGTCTCTACATCCCATCGTGCTTTGCTAAGCCCTGTACCGCGCATAAATCGCAGTATCCGTCCGGCCTGTCCTAGCGTCATATGTTCACGAATCCACTTTACGGAAACACGCTTTAGCAGTGTCCCCTTGCCGCGTTTTCGCTTCACCCGCACACGATATCCGGCATCAATAAGAGACTTGGCTTGAGCACGGGTAGCAGGTTTGTTGTAATCTGGCCGCCCGTACACTTTTTCAGCCTTTTTCTTGCTCCAAGGTTCGGGAATACCCTTCTGGTGCCTGTTGGCAATCTGCCCAGCAATTTTGTTCTCGTAAGTAACTTCCGCAGAATCAGACCCGCGCCCGTAAACGGTTAAACCTTTGCTCTTACCAACCTTGGCTTTTGCCAGCCCCCGCAGCAAACGCCGCTTATTGCGTGCATCCTTACGCGGTGCCATTGGCAAACCTTCAACTGTACGCTGCTGCCGAATATTCAACATGGCCTGCTTACGCACAGCACGCGCCATGGTCATAATAATTTTGCGCTGCTCTCGTGGCGGCATGGCTAAAATACCCAGCTGCTCTTTAAAGCTAAGAAGAGATTTTCTATCTACAGAAAATTTTAGCGCACTATTGTTCGCCATGCGCCTTACCGTCCATACCGGCTAGCTCTTCAGCCACATCAACTGGCACATCTGCCACACGCCATTTTCTGCCATTAAACAGAATAGGCCCTTGCTCATCCGGCACCATCTGCAACGGTTCTTCAAACTCTATGGCTAGATCAACGTCAGCGGTAAAATCGTCATTCAGACTTGCATCTACTTCCGGATCAGCGAGTCCAACATGGTCACGGTCTTTGTCGTGGTCATGCAGCCAGCTCATAACTAAAAGCAGCAATTCGCTACTGCTCCCGTTAAACGCTTCCACCTGAATAAGCGCGTCATACTTAAACACGCCAAGCTCCACACCGTGCCCCAAATCGCGACCAGTGGGGATTGTCTCGCCCCTGTCTGCCACACTCAGCACTTGCTCTTTGGTCAAGTTCGCTGCTTGCAGTAAAAAGGAGGTGAGCGCTGTAAGCTTCTTCATTAAATTAGCTCCACATCAACACGCCCGCTGCCTAAAAAAATCGGCAATGGCTTGTGCTGCATAGGCAAGAAAGTTTTCCGTTGTCTCTTCGCTTTCCCGCGCTTCATTTCTGGCTGCTTCCCTGCGGTTGATTGTGGCAAACTGAGGTAGAAGCAGCGCCTTGGAGTACGTAAACACAGCCCGCTTGTAATGTAGCAACGCCGCTGTTTCGTCTCCCAAGGCGCCGCCCTGCTCATCCTCCGGAACGGAGGAAAGGGAGCCACACCCACGCATTATCATGTCACGCTTCCATTCAACCAACTGGCGATTCGTCCACACAACGCCTAGCTTCAGGTGATCCACCAACAGCTGCTCTGCATAATCCTGCGGCAGTCGATAGATTGCTTGAAACTCGGCAACGGTAACGTCCGGCCAGAAACCGTCATTGCGTATAACAACAGTAGAAGATGTAGAAGTGTGTCCGGAGAATGCTGTCATTTCGTCATCCTTTTTAGAGAGACTGGCTTTTTCAAAAGCTCGGCGTACACGTCGGTATCCAGTTTTTGAAAAGCCAGTCTTCTCGGGGGTCGAGGAGTACCTAGCTTACGTCTCGTGTGGCGCGCTTCCTACAATCTGCCAAGGCAGTTTTGACCTTGGCTCCCAGAGAAAGCGCCTCTTCCAGCACGTCCACTGCTGCTGTAAATTTTTCTGCACGGGCAAGATTAAGCCCCTGCTGTCGATAAAACTTCGCGGTCACTTCGTCCGGCAAATCCCACGGCTGACAGCAAACACCGTCTGCATGGTTAAACACCGTTGCAAAATACGGCTGCACGCTACGGCCTGCATCGTATTCAGCATCTGCCCATTCTAAAATTGCATCCGCTACAAAAATCTCAACGGTTCTATTAAACCGCTCCGGCAAAGCAACGCCCGCTTCAATGCACCACAAAGCATACGTAACAGCAGAATCCAGTTCGCCAGTGTCAAACAGCCAAACCAAATACCAGCCAAGCAGCTCATGCTTAACGGAACTCGCACGCAGTCGCTCAACATACCCAGCGTACTTGTCCACCAAAGTGCGCTTAACATCTGCCTTGCGTTCGCGAGAATTAATCCCCTTCAGGCTCTTCAAATCCTGCTCAAGCGCCTTGTCCAACAAAGCACCAAGTTGCTGATTCCCAATCAAGCCCGAAGGCGCAACCTTCAGCGTGTCCGGCTTCTCCGGCTCAGGCTGCCCCGCCTTCGCACGCTCTTTCTGCGCTCGTACTTTTTGCTGATATGTGAGCATCAAACTCATAACGATCCCCTAATAAAAGTTTTAGGAAGGGGGTCTGGGGGAGAACCCTTTTCCAAAAGGGTTTCCCCCAGCCGCCGGAGGCATCAAAACAGTCTTACTGCCAACCAGTACCTGCCGCATTCGGAAGACGAACGTTGTCAAACTCAACTGCAACAAGCTGTTCTACATCTTCGACGACATAGCCCTCGTTGCGACTGTTGAAATCTTCAACGCGATCTTTTTCAGGCTTGTCTTTGATGTGCCGACGCCACTTGCCGTCTTGGAAATAGATGGAGAGGTTTTTGTGATTGGTGATTACCAGCCCGCGCCCTGGGAAGTTGGATGGAGTCTCCCACGGCAAACCGCCTAAGGTTGCCATGGCTGTGTTCATGGCGTTCTTTTCTGTTGGCGTGCCTTTAACGGCTATGAGCAATGCAGCGCGTTCGCGTGCAATCAGCTCGTCACCGACCATTACGACTAACCCTTTGCGCTTCCATTTCGGGATGCCCTGCAGCATGTCGTTAACGGCAAGATCAAGGTTCTCGTAGTCGCCGCCTTCACCGATTCGGATCTCGTCGGCTGTTGCACCTTGAGAGATAATGTTTTCCGGCTTGCGGTCGCGCATGTACTGCACCCAGCCCGGGAGAACATCCTGCATGAGCGGGAATTTTGAAAGATCGGTATCCTTGGCGGCATGTGTACCGTACCAGCCAACAATTTCGCGATCGTTTGCGATCTGCGCTTGTACGTTGCTGGTGTAGCGATCGTGAAAATCTGGGAACTTCGCCCACACGTCCATGGTTCGGTAGGTCATGTACACATCGCTGTTCACTTGGTGCAGCTGGTACTCGTATGGTTCCAGACCAAGCACATCGCGCGGCATGCGTTCTTTACCGTCAACGCTTGTGTCGGTTCTGCCGGACACAGGGCCGGTAACGCAGCCTAAAATATTCTGCCCCTGCAGCTCGAGCACAGGGATAACGTTAATCTTCGGCAGGAAGGAGGATTGCTCTACAATCTTATCCTGCAATCTTTGCTGAACAGAAGGAGCAAGCGAGAACTGCTCCTGCACGGAAGCAACGCCGTAGCCTTCGCAGTAGGCTTTGCACAGGGCGTTGAAGGCTTGTCTTGTTAATGTATTCAAGCGCGCCCCCTAGATTAGTGCGTTGCCGCTGGCAGGGTTAGCGTTCTCCGGAACATTGGTTCCGCCGGCTGCGCCTTCCATACGCTGCGCCATGCTGCCAAACTGCTCGGAAAGCTTGGTCATGCTGCTTACAAGCGGCTCCAGCTGCGCGGAAAAATTGTTCTCCGGCTCGGCTTTTGCGGGTTCCGGCTCTGGTTCCGGCGCGGCCTGCTGGCTGTCAAACTTACCTGCCAAGCCATCAACTGCACTTTTGGTATCGGTTAAGGCACCGAGCAGCTGATTAAACTGTTCTTCGGTCATGCTTTCCTCTTGTGTTTCTGGTTCTGTAGAATTGCTGCCGAACAGCGCAGCGCCCAGACGCTGGAATAAAGAATAGGCTTCTGGTTTTTGTTCGTCCGGCTGCGCTGCGGCAGCAAAAAAGGATGGTAGCTCTACACCGGTGTAAAAATTACCGGCTTGCTCGCTTTGCTTGGTACGCTGTGCGGTGAACAGGCGAATCTGCTCGGTTCCGAGCGAGGCAGGAGTATCGGTAATGGCAATACCTGCAAGGTACGCCTTGCCGGATTTACCAAAGTTGTCCCAGATTTCTATGGAAGAATAGAGCTTCTGCCCTTCCTTATTCTTCTCCAGAAAACGCCACCCTGGCTTAAACTTGGCGTACAGTTCCACCAGCTCACCGTTCTCGCGTGCTTCCACTGCGGTTACGGTTCCGTGGTTGCCAAAAAAGCGCTCGTGCTCCGGCCAAATAACGGCCTCGTACGTGCTAGGGCTGTAGGATTCCGCAATATCGCGTAAATCCTGCGGCGCTATCTCGCGCCCGTCCATAGTGGCGCCGGACTGTGCAACTTTGATAAACTCTGTGTATAACATGAAGCAAACATACACGTATAAATGCATGTTACAACGTAATAGAGTCCTAAAAGACTAGTATAGGACTGTAGAATGGGGAGATATAAAGAAAGGATATGTACTGTAGCGGCATGCCGCAGTATCCAGAAGAAGTAAAAATAGCAGCGCGTGACTTGTTTCTGCGTAAGCACACCATTGCAGAAATACACAAAATGCTCAACCTGTCTAAACGCACGCTCTACCATTGGCGTGATAAAGACGGTTGGGACAACCTGCTACAGCACGAAAGCACAATACACGCTACCAAGCGCCGCCTAGTGCTACTTACAGGTAAGGAAGACAAGGACAAGACCGACCTTGCAGAGCTGAACACGCTTGTAAATATTTTAGAGCGTCTGCAAAAGCTCGACGAGCGCAGATTCAAAGCGCAGCAGGAAGCATACGAAGCTGATCCGCAAGAAGAAGGCAACAAGCCAACCCGCACAAAGGGCAAGAAAAAGCCCAAAAAGAAAATCAAAAACGATGTATCGCATCTAACAGCAGAGGACTTTGCAGCACACCTCCACGGCGACTATTTCGTCTATCAGCACGAGCTGCGCGAAGCCAAGCGCTTCATTCTTAAATCACGCCAAATAGGTGCCACATGGTATTTTGCGCAAGAAGCATTTGAAGACGCGTGCCTAACAGGCGACAACCAAATTTTCCTTTCCGCCACACGCGCACAGGCAGACGTTTTCCGCTGTTACATAATCGCCATAGCCGAGCAAAAATTCGGCATCGAGCTAAAAGGCAAAGACAAGCTGGAGCTACACACAGCCCACGGCACAGCCACGCTCTACTTCCTTTCCAACAACTCAAAAAGCGCGCAGTCCTACCACGGGCACGTGTACATTGATGAATGTTTCTGGATCAACAAATTCAGCGAGCTCTACAAAGTCGCCACCGGCATGGCAACGCACAAAAAGTGGCGCCGCACCATATTCTCCACCCCGTCATGCGTCAGTCACGAGGCATACCCCCTCTGGGCAGGCGAGCTATACAACAAGCGTTTCAAAACAAAGCGCGTACAGTTCCCATCATTCGAGGAAATGCAAAGCGGCGTAGAATGTGCCGACAAAATCTGGCGCAAAATCATCACCATCCAAGACGCAATGGCGGGCGGCTGCGATCTCTTCGACATAAAGCAGCTCAAGCTGGAATACAGCCCCGAAGATTTCGCCAACCTCTTCGCCTGCAAGTTCATAGACGGCAGCCTAGGCGTATTCAAACTCTCAGCACTAGAGCAATGCTACGCAGACAGCAGCGACTGGCATGACTACAGGGCAGACATCCTGCGCCCCTTCGGCAACATGCCCGTATGGGGCGGGTACGATCCATCCCGCAGCCGCGACGATGCATCGTTCGTCATAGTAGCGCCGCCGCTAGAACCGCAAGGCACCTTCCGCGTGCTCGCCCGCTACAAGTGGATAGGTCAATCACTGCGCTGGCAGGCAGAGCAGATAAAGCTCCTCACCCAGCGCTACAACTTCACCTACATAGGCATGGACACAACCGGCCCCGGATTAGGTGTGCTCGAAATGGTGCAGGCCTTCTATCCGCAAGTAACTCCAATCCATTACGGGCTAAAAACAAAAACGCACCTCGTCCTAAAAACCCAAGACGTAATCAACACAAACCGCATCCACTGGGACGCATCACTAACCGACATCGCCGGAGCGTTCCTAACAGTAAAGCAAACCTCAACCGCCAACGGGCACATAACCTACTCAGCAAACAGAACCGCCGAAACCGGACACGCAGACGTAGCTTGGGCAATAATGCATGCCCTACACAACGAGCCGCTAGCAACGTTACCGAGCGGCGGCAGCGACTTTGCAATGAGTGCGTAGAAAGGGAGATGCCTCCGGCGGCCAGAGAACCTTTTTGAAAAAAGGCTTCTCTGGACTCTCCAAAAACTTTTACTAGCGAGGTCAGCCCGTCACCAAACAAGTTGGAGAGCTTAATGGTTACGACCAAACCACGGACATAACAGAAAGGTAGTGGCGCATAAGCCGCGAGAGAACATCAAACAACAAGCTTACCTCGCAGTTAAAAGTCTTTGGAAAGGGGTCTGGGGAAGAACCTTTCTACAGAAAGGTTTTCCCCAGCCGTCGGAGACACAAAAGGAAACAAAAATGAACGCAGAAGAAGTAAATACAGACGTAGAAGCATTTAGCTTTGGTGATCCTGAGGCTGTGCTAGACGGGCATTCTATGATGGACAGCTTGGGCATCTGGCTGATGGACAACGGACGCTACTATAGCACTCCGGTCTCAATGTTGGGTCTGGCGAAACTGCTAAGGCTAACGCCTACCATGGGCCGATTCTGGAGTTTAAAACGAATATGGTTATGCGCGGCTTTAACGGCAACGCACTGCTGTCGCGTAGAGATATGAAATGCGCGGTTATGGACTATAACGTGTTTGCTAACTGCTATTTTCAACTGGTGAGAAACTTTTATGGGGAGATCATCGGCGTAAGGCACTTGCAGGCGGTGAACATGCGCAGACTTAAGGATGCGGGACGCTACGGAATGCTTACCACTACGGGGCAGCTTGTGGAATTCGCTGCGGGCGAAGTGGTGCATATATTGAATTATGATGTGAGCCAGAAAATTTATGGTCAGCCAGGCTACTTGGGCGCGATCCAGTCAATGCTGCTTAATGAGGACGCTACGCTGTTCCGCCGTAGATATTACAAGAACGGCGCACACGTGGGCTACATTTTTTATTCGACTGCTGCAGGACTGGAGGAGCAAACACGCGCACGCATCAAAAAGGCGATTGAAGAGTCAAAAGGTATTGGCAACTTTAAAAACATGTTCCTTCACATTGGCGGAGCAGACAAAGACGCCATCCAGATCAAGCCCGTGGGCGACTTCAGCACCAAGGACGATCTGGAAAAGATTAAAAACATCTCCCGCGACGACATCATTGCAGCCCACCGCATGCCCCCTGCTCTGGCAGCCATTATTCCAGAGAACCAAACAGGCTCCTTTGGCGACATAGAAAAGATAGACGCAGTCTACCAGCGCAACGAGATTGCGCCAGTTCGAGAAGATATTTTGGAGATAAATCAGTATTTACCGAACGTTGCACAAGTAAGCTTTGACACCGTAGAGGTGCCCACTTTATAATGGTGATTATTCAATAAGGAAGACACATTATGAGTAGATCTGTTGTTCAGCGCTGCTGCGTATGCGGGCATGAAGCGCGCGTAGAATCCAGCAAAATTATTTCCGACAAGCTCAAACTGCTCTACTGCGGCTGCAAAGATCCAACCTGCGGCCACACATGGGTAATGAACTTAGAATTCTCCCACACCTTAAGCCCTTCAGCGCTAAAGCTACCGGAAGAATTACGCGAAAAAGTTAAGACTGTGCCGCCAGCGCAGCAACAGAATCTGTTTGGGGGAGTTTGTTAGAAATGGACTATCGACTTGATGAGTTTGGAAGAGACAAGATGTTTAAGGCACTGACCGACATCTTTATTATTGCAGTCCTAATCATTTTGATTGGATTACTCTTTGACAGCAGGCAATTAAAGTCATTAGGCGGACGATCATTTTTACTGCTTGTTAATTTTGCCTACAGTTATGGTGCATCCTATGTCTTCTACTGCGTCAACATCTACCTTCCCGAACAAAAAAAACTAGTTCGCCATGCTGATCTAATCGCTACTTCCATTCGCGACATCAAAAAATATGCCGATCTTGGAGAAGAAGTCTTTAACGACCCTACCAATAATAACACCTATGGAAACATCAACATTTTGATCAAAACTGAAATTTAAAAAAATTGACAAGCTGGCAGAGGATCCTGACCTACAACTAGCTTTAGCCAATGCTTACCTTTTTCTAGATTCTCGCGATACAACCCACAAAACTAGCTATGAGCTTGTTTCCTGCGCTCTTCTGGGATTCTTAAGCTACTTACAGAAAAGCACAAGATCTCCGCTTGCTCAAAAAATATGTGCAAACCTTCGAATGGAACTAAAGGAGATGCATTCTTGGCCTGAACAACATAAAAATCCAACTTACTAATTATTAAGGTATGTTAAAAAATACTTATTGAGGAGATTTTGTAGAAATGTTTATTCAGTTAACTGCAATTGCATTTATTGCACTTGGCGTCATATTTAGTTGGTTTACTACAGGACACCCGAAGGGAAATGAGGCTTGGCAACTTCCTACGTTTAAAATTATCTACAACCTCTCCTACGGATATTTAGCTTCATACATTTTCTATTTTATCAACATATATCTCCCACAATGCACACGATTTACTGAAAGCACAGAAAATGTTGCATACGGAATATTTAAAATCATGTTTGGGGCAAAATCTCGAACTATTCAATTAAAAACGGAACAATCTGACATCCCACTAGAGCGCCTTATAAATGCATTCTTAGAAGGCTTAAAAAAAGATTATGAACAGCTCCTAATCTGGTGTGAAGACCGCAAAGTCCATGAAGCTATCATGCAAAGCTACTACCTTCTGTTATTTGCACGTAAATTTGACAAACACTCTGTTGAGGACTGGGAATACTTTGAAAGACTTATCAATGCCAACTATGAAATATTACTTGATAAACTCAATAAAATTGACACACCATTTTCTTTGCGCGTGTTGGGTATTATCAACGGCAAAGTCGCAACTGAATTTAAAGATAAACTGTAATAAGTTACTAAGCAGCTATCCCAAACTCCCACTTTTTCATTTTTACAGTTTATTAATATCAATTCCGCATTCATCAAGAGTTGGATAAACTCTCAAGCCCTTCTCAATGCACTGTGAAGGGCTTAATCGTATTACTGTATCCTTCTCACCATTGAATCCTTTTCGCCACTCAGAACGTACTATTTCGTCGTTTCCAACAGATTGGAAAATATCAATTAGCTGTTCAACAGAAACAGCATATAACTTTGATTCCTTAGTCTTATCCGACGAAATAAATACACCATCAAAGCCGCCATGATCGTTGATACTTGTTACAAAAACAAAGCTATGAATAAAAAGATTACATAGAAATCTATACCCCTTAGTTTCACAGTTTGTTCGTGAAAAATCATAATGTTCATCAAACTTATGATCATTTCGCCAAGTAACCTCATATCCCACAAACGGGTGTAGCTCTAAATGAACTCTTTTTTCTTCCATTTCATCTGACAATTTGTATGATTCAAATAGCTTTCGAATTGAGTAAAAACCTATAAGAATTGCTTGCTCAATTTCTACGAAAAGTTCGTCATCAATATCATTCAGATGCTGCCACTCAATAAAATGTTCAGCACTTTTTAATAACGGCTCTTTCCAATACCAACTTTCATGTATCATATAAACTCCTTACAGAATCACTCTAGCTTCCAACCACCTCACTAACAACAAAAAAGCCCCGCTTAGCGGGGCTTTTTTTGTATCTTCTACTTTTATCTTACTCAGGCTTTTTCAGCGCTGCATCTACTGCGTCAGAATCTAGTACGTCTATGCAGTCATTGAGGGAGCGTTCTAGCGAGTACCATGTGTGCTTAAGCTCTGGGTACTCTTCGCCGAGCTTTTCGTGCAGCATTCGTAAGGTGCTTGCTACATCGTACAACTGAGTGATGGGATCTACAGTAAGGAAAGTGTTGTTCTGTGCCATGAGGCAACTCCTGGTTGAATAAATATGTTGAATCTGCGCTATTGTTGAGTTCGCGCAAAAAAAAGATCGGGAGCTTCAACAGCTGTTCAACCAGACACAGCCAGAAGGCTTTCCCCTTACGGGTATTGTATAACCTTCGTACTCCCGACCAAATATTGGTAGATGTAAATTTGATGCGCTATTTCTGCCAGATACACGTATCCTAGGAATCCGTGAATCCATGCGATAGACGCAAAAAAACCACTTCTTACGGGAGCGGATGTCCGCTGGTTGATAATAAAAAATCTCAGGCGTGTTGAAGCACCTTGGGAGAATTATGTTGTTTTTTTAACCATCTGTCAAATGGGACGGAACTTTCCCTATGATTGCTATGCGACAAGCAAACTAATTGTTGTAAGTCGTAAACGTCAGTTGAGCCATTTCAGAAGCCACTTTTTTTAAACTTAGACTTCCTCCATACACACCAAACTGCTGACGCATATCTGGCACCTTATCACCCGGAAGCTGATCAATCCCAAACAAAAAAAGCTTGCAAATAAAATCTCATACAGTCATCTGTGGGAATAAAAAACGATTCCAAATCGTCGGAAGATAACGCCCCATCAATGGCTTTTGCAAACAAATCAGGTTCACGAAGTCTCATACAAGCTAACCCAATAAATACCACTTCATACCCAAAGGTTATGCTATTTCTTCCTGCCACCATAGCCGCTGCATAAGCATGAACTTTAAGCATCTCGCGAAAAGACAAATTCTTATTTTCTGCTAGTGGAACAAACCAATCCCCGTTCACATGGCTTTCGCAGGTTCTTAATAGATAGCCAGCAAAAGACTCTTGAACACTTGTAAGTCCATGATTCAATGCAACAGGCAAAGAGAAATACATATCATAAAATTTTTGCAAGTAAGCTGTGCCGTTTATTCCCTCTCCATACTCGCACTTCACAACCTCTCCAAGTTGCTCGAGATTTGTCACCAGCAAAAATTGAACATTAGGAACAGAAAAGAAATGTTTTATCTTTTCAAGCAAGGCTAACGCAAAAGTAGGCTTACAACGGTCTAGCTCATCAATAACGAAAATGAGCGGCTTACCTTCTTCACCTTCACCCTCGGGCTTCCCAAGCTGTTCACTTAACGTTGATAATGCCTCGGCAAAAGAATCAAATGCAGCCTTTTCTTGCTTTCGACTAAGGAGCTTTTCTTTCACGGCAGCTTCTAAGCTATCTATTGCACCATCAGCAGCCCCAGCTAAAGCTTCACCAATTTCATCAGCGCCCTCTTCTGTAAAAGCTTTTCGAGCAAGAGCCTTCAGTCCACCTTTCCCAGCTGCAACAATCACATTTGTAGCTTTCTCTACAAACTCTTTCCGCACTTCTTCAGCATCACCATTCAGTTCTTCAGCAAGCAAAAGAACTTCGCCAGCCAACGCCATAAAAGCATCATCCGTGTAGTCATTCTTAAATGCATCAAACTCAATTACCGGATACCCCTCATTGCGCATGTGCCCGCACCACATCTTGATGAATGTACTCTTACCACTTCCCCACGGAGCATCAAGTACACCTACAAGCGGGTCGTCAAAGCTTGCATAAAATTTTTCAAGTTGCTCACCGAATTTTGCGTAGCCAAAAATATCTTTCTCTAAGGTAAAACCTTCATCTGGCGCAATCACTGGCTCTGGTGGGAAAAGTCGCATACACATCTCCAAATAGTTTCACGTTATTTCAAACAGACCCTAACCATTTCAGAACATAGATATTTTGTACAGAAAAGTAGAACCTACAACACGGAAAAAAATAAAAGAATTCCCCCAACCTAATAGTTAGGGGAATTCTTTTATGCTATGTTTTCACCACTATCTTCTTACTCTGTACTCAGAAAAACAATGTTATCTAAGCTATCAAGCTGCCCACGGAGTTTATCATACTGTGCAGTCCAATAGTCTGTTTTAGCACTGAGCATATACATTAGGTTTTTGACTTCGCTATATGAGTCTGGGCTCATTACTAATTTATTATCTAGGTTCCTATCTGAATGAGCGGCATACCCCTTTGATTCCCGTATCAGGTTTACATAACGAGACTCTGGCCTACCTTGTCTCCATTCCTTTCTATTTTGCTCGTTCCTATAATCATAGGCTTCTTCAAAATTTGAATAATGCCTCTCAGAAGCTTCCTTAATAAACAACAGAATTAAAATAGGATGAAAAAAATCTTTCACCATAGTCCTTGATACGTAATGAGTAGTATCTCGGCGAACTCTTTGGTTTATCCAAGACAGACTTCGTTCATTTAATGGTAAAACATCATCACTAGTCACATCATTAGGAGTGGCCAACAAGACAGGAACTTTTAAAAAAGCTTTCTCGACATCTCGAGGTGCCATGGTAAAACTCATTGCCAGTTCTGTTGCTAATGCAGCAACACGACTAGCCCTAGTCTCATCACCAAGGCTCGGCACTAACTGCTCACTCAACAAAAGAATAAACTCTTCATGCTCTGGAGCTTTAATTTGATAATCAACATCCACAAATCGTTTTAAATAGCCCTCTGCATTAAATCCTTCACCGTACCGGACTTTAACCATAGAGCCGAGCTTCTTGCGATCAACAGAAAGCACAAACACAATCCCTTCTACATCAAAGAAGTGCTTTACGCTTTCAAGAAGTCTAATCGCATATTCTGGATCACAACGATCAAGTTCATCTACGAAGAAATAAAGTGGATCACTATTAGGAGCTTTTGTTGCCTCTTTTACAAACGCTTTTAGAGCATTTTTAAACTTGATCATTCGCGTTTTAACATCACTATGCTCTTGAGAAACATATTTCTTTACTGCTTCAGCAAAGTCACCACCTTTAGCCAATGCAGCCCCGCCAATAGCAGCTGTAGGGTCAACAGTAGAATAAAGCTTCAGTGCCTTTTCTCCAATGCGAAGCAAAAAAGGTAAGTGGTTCAAACATGCATCGACTGCCTTTGAGCAGTTGGATGAATCTTTCTTCTGTGAAGCTAGATAACTCCCAATCTCACCCATCACCGCCAATAATGGCTCTTTATGAAAGTCATGTTTCCAAGCATCAAACATAATGCAAGGATGCCTTCCGCCCTTTTCACTCTCCAGATGCGCTTTCCACATCTTTACAAATGAGCTCTTACCACTCCCCCACGGAGCACTAACAGTCATCACCATTGGCGTATCTGTGCCTTCCATCAACGTAGTTAAATTACGGATAGACTTCTCACGACCAAGCTTATCGTTTTCAAAAGGCGCTTCAGGTGTAGCTACAAACTTAGGTGGACGACGAAACATAAGCCCTTCTTATTTTATATTTATTCTACATCCCGACTTGGTCGGAATTATCACAAATTCAATGGGAGAACCTTTAGGCCACCAAAGCAATCCTTTATTTGCATGAGAAATATAAAATGGAAAAATTGAATGACGTATAACAGGAGAACTTCCCCAAAAACTTTGGGTCAAATTACATTTTATTTGTTTGTTTAGTTCATGCAAATATACATCGATCGTTTGGGGAGGCCTTCTATAAGTTACCTTCAAGTAGTCACGATACTGATCAGACTTTATTCCATAGTGAGCAACTATCGCGGTATTCTTTTTATTTTTCCAAGCAAGACCAAAAAACATTTAAACTCCAAAAAAAAATCCAAAACCATTTCTCTACAACCGTTGAGGAAGTGATAGTTTTAGCTAGCAAATTTTAATTCTTCGCCTACTCTTTTGCTTACTTCAAGGGCAGGATCGAACATCCCTGTATAACGGTAATACTGATAGTATTCGCTACTTTGTTTTAGGCTCGTATACTCTTTACAATCCCAAGGGGTGGTAGAATCATTTTCGGTATATTTAAGTACACAATCTAAAGAACCCAAGGCTTCTAAAATTAAGCCACGCAACTCAATAGGTAACATGGAAGCATGTGACGCTCGAACACTTGCCAAGCGTTCCAGTTTTTCCAAAGCTGCTTTTAGATCTTTATTTGTTTTCACCATCTCAAGTTGAATACGCAGGATCTTCCCAGCCTCGTTTCCAAAATTCTGAAACTGCGTTTCTGTAGTAGCATGCAGAATATCTTCATTCTTAACGCTGTCGAGTAATGCCATCATCTCTGGATAGCTAAAAACTCTGTCTCCCCCCAGCCAGATCCACACTAAGTAATCCACCTGAAACAACAGCTCATCAGCCATACGCCGCACTTCTGTTTTCTTACTACGCTGCTCAAGCGCCATGTCTACTAACAGAATAGTAACGGCAACACCGGCAAACTCCGTTACAAGGCCAGCAATGTAATCTAAATACGAATTTTCCAAGCAGTAATGATCTACCAAGGCCAGTGCCAGAGCAATCCCGCCAACAGCAAACGCTGCCTGTACGTGGAACCTTTTCCATAGAGGCTGCTGCCCTCCTTTGCACCCAACCCTATCTGGCTGACGACACCAAATTCCTTTTATGCGATCAAACAACATGCTGCCTCCCATTAATTGCACGGTGAAACCTCATAGCACCGCAGGAAACAGATGTTAAGCTATTCTAAATAGATGAGTGAATTGGTCGGAAATAAAAAACTCCCCCAACCTCATCAAGAGATCGGGGGAAGGATATAGTAATGTTAGCTTAAAGCTTCAATGCGTCTACGCCAGATAACTTTCGTATCAAAAGCGATATCTCTTTCTCTAAATCACATATCTGTTTTAAAGCCTCGTCATAGAGTTGGCATCCATAAAAAGCCCCATCATCAACATCTCTATCAAGCTCTTTTGAATCTTCAACATACTTTCGAGCACTATTAACCACTTCAGCTGGTAACACCTCTGCAAACACAAAAAGCACACCATTAAGTCTATCATTCAGCTTAACAACAGGACTCCAATCTGCAACGTCCTCTGGCTTTTCCATTTCGGGTTCTTGGTCATCCTGCGATTGAACACCACTCAAATATTCTTGATACTCTTCTACTTCAAGCTGCTGCTCATAGATTTTATGAACTTGAACTAGCTCTTTCTTAAGCCCAAGCAGCAGATCCTTATTCGCTTCCCAAGCCCTAACTCGCCGCGCTTCACGTAGTGCCTCGATATTAAGCCCAACAGCTACAGCCGTTAGCAAAACAAGCATCATATTCGAAACAGAATCGCCCTTGTCCGCCCAAGCTAAGCCCAAAAATGTTCCTCCAATTAATAGGAAGAGCCACTTCGCAATTTTTCTATAGTGATTGAGTACAAAGCTATAAACTTCCTCTTTTTTCACATCCACTCCCTTGAGTGATGTGAAAAAAGAATTAATGAAAATTGTAAGTTAGTCTTCACACCACTTGAATTCCCTTTACACGATTGCTAAACAAATTGAAACGTTAGGAAACGGGGAGAGATGCTTTATGGCGTGTTGTAAGGGAGAGGAATATGGAAATTGGTGTGAGGACGTAAATATCGTCTGGACAGACCCAGAAACAGGAGAAGAATACTGCTTATTTCATGCTCCGGCAGAGCATAAGTGGATGAATGAGCACATAATTGAACGCTACGTTGATTACAAAATCAAGACTCAAGATGGTTGTGTTAACTTAGAAGGATCAATTTTTACAGCTTCCCTAAAACTTAAAGAAAAAATTTTCAAAACCATACAACTTTCCTATTCAACATTTCACGGATCTGTTGCTTTCTCCAATTGCCAATTTTCTGAAAACTTAATCTTCAATAAAATTTCAACAAGCCTCGGTTTTAAAATCCTTAACTGCACATTTTCAAACTCACTTTACTTCACTAACTGTACATTAGCACTCGGGACGCTACTGGGCTATAACGACCTCACGCAAGATATAGAATTTATAGACAGCGACCTTGGCACTGGGGTACTTGCTTATATTGAACAAGATTTTAAAAACCTTACATTTGCTATGGAAGACTTCTCCTTCCCTACAATCTCTATCATCAGTAAAGAAATAAAATATCACGTCGAAAGTATATACTTTATTCTGGATTCCCCAAACAAAGATGCTGAATTAACGCTATCAAATTTAGCAATTGACCAACTATCTTTCGCCTATAGCATAAATGCTCCAATACACATCCAAGGCTGCGACATCAACTCACTTGATACACTAGAAATATATATTGATGCTCCTGCATTATTTGACGCCTGTTCATTTAATCACTTAAGCTTCACCGCCTACCACCTCAAACGACTTGAATTTATAAACTGTTCTTTCCCTCAAAAGCAAAAACGCAGTGTTATCTCGGACAGCACTGCTCTAAACTTGCGTACAATTACCAAAAAAGAAAAATTTAAAGAACGTGAAGACTTATACCGAAGGCTAAAAAAACGCGCTCAAGACGATGAGGCACGACTTCTTGCATCAGACTGGCACTACTGGGAAAAATACTTTTGTGAAAAAAAGCTATTCACGGAAGGAACCGCTATAGAATGGCTTATATTGCGACTATACAGACTGCTTAGTGACTACGGTGAGAGCGTTGGAAAAGCTTCATGCTGGCTACTTATTTTCATTCTTACGCCGCTACTTTTTTCTTATTTATCCCAGCTACCTCTGCCTGCCTCGGGAATAGAAGTGGCTAGTATTGCTAAACAGGGGCTAGATTACATCCCTCTTGCCACCAGAACTCCTGTGTCTGGAAGCTGGCCACGTTTCCTTCAACTCTTCTGGCAAGCCCTAATAACCTTCCAAGCCACCCTGCTTGGTTTTGCGTTACGTAACAGGTATCGCCGCTAGCAATTCACCAGACGGATCTACAAATACAAAGTCCCTCCTCAACAGTCGTTGGGGAGGGACTCTTTTTAACTACTCTTCCTTTTTAGGATGGAACAACCAACAAACAACTCGCTTACCGCTTCTTCTGCTTTTCACCGGAATATTGTTTTCAATATAAGCAGGATCTTTTGACTCTTTAAGATATGTTCGCAACAAATTGATCGGGGGGTCTCCCAGTCCATTAGCTCTGCACTTGTCCCTGAACTGGCTCAAGCTAATGGCTATTCGATCTGGATTAGGCGAAACATCAATATTCTCCAATCCAATCTTTTCTACTCTATCCCAAAAAAACTGAACGCTCCAATGCTCAGGCCAATGCCCTTCAGACCTTCCATGAACAACATCTACCCAGTGCAGCATATCCATCACATTTTGTGGTGCCAACAGGTAACCATCCGTATACACCTTCCACTCTTTCGCAATTCTTTCCAACAGCATTTTGTCCACGGTATCGACTGTTTTTACCTGATTCATGTTCATCTCCTTTTTTCACTTTTTCTCGACCTGCCGCGGAAAAGTGTGAGGGAGTGAGGTCTATAGCTTTAAAAACATAACAATCTGTTTTTATTAACATTAACACCTCACAACAAAGTGTGAGATATTGAATGACAAATGTATTAATTCAATAAAATCAGTATATTAATTTTTTGAAATCTCACACTTTTCTCTATGAAAATTGTGTGAGATTCATACAAGTTCTCACATTTTTCTCACTCTTTTTTTAAGAATTTAAATTAATATTATTAGGTAATTATATACATTTCTTTTAAAACCTCACCGATCTCACACTTTTCCGCTTTCAACAGAAGAGGACGTAGTCCTTATTCCTAACGCGCACGCACATATGCGTGTATATACAACTATTTGAAATAGTTACATTCAAACACCCAGCATCTGATTGTTTTGCTCAAATGGGGGCTATAGATTGATTCTGATTTAGATAAAAACTTATGCTTTCTTGAATTCTGAAGAAGCTTTTTCAGCGCCTTCATATCCGGCAATTCCTGTCCGTTAGAAACACAAAGATCGCGATACTGGTTAAGGTTAATAGCAATACGTGTTGGTTCGTTGCTATGGTTCAACCAGCCATCCTTTGCACTCGTTGATCTTTCCTCATTCAGGTACTGATAGGTTTCCCAGAACTGAGCGACTAGCGGATGATCTGCAGCAAGGCGGTCTTCCCTGTCTGTTGCTCGTTCATAAAGATACTGGGTAAGCTTCTGGCAGCGTTCCTGCGTCATGGCGGGGAAGAGTTCTGCCAGTGCGTAGCCGCAGGCAGCAATTTGCGCATGGTTCTTAACCACACGCTCTAACTTTAGGTCTGTTGATGTGTATTGTTGTTCTAGGCGGGCGAAGGCTTCAAAATAAGTCTTCAAAATCTTCTGTTCGTTCTGCAGGGCGGCACGCAAAAAACCGCCGACTGTGTCGGAGGTCTGTCTCTCAAACCATCGGGCTAAATCTCTTGTTCCTGCCTTATGGTGTCGCTTATCCACATGGCAGTGCACTATGCGCTGCAGCAGCGCCTCGCTGCCGTCCACTTCTGCGTTCTGGCTTATTACTAACGATGCTTGAAACTGGTGCTCTTCAACATCGTTACCACGCTTTGCTATGCCAAGCGTACCGGTACTACGACCGTTGTAGAATGCTTTGAGCTCGTCCCAGTTCAGCTGCCGTGCTTTTGCGTCCCTATCGCCGCCGTCGCGGTCTGATTCAATAAGAACAACAGGAAGGTTGGATAACTGGTTAAACGCACGCCTGCGTCCCGCCATCGAAGCTTTCATAATGTCAAAGCCTTCGTAGTCGTCGCGCCCCACAAGCTTCCAACAAAACTCAAGTGCGGTAGATTTACCTGCACCAGGCTCGCCGGTGAATTCTAAAAAAGGAAAGGTCTTCTGCTCCGCGCGGATCTGCTGCGCGAAAAGAGTGCCGAGCCAGTACGCAAGCAAGGCCAGTCCCTGCCAGTTAAACACCTTTACGTAGTTCTCCAGCCAATCCGGAGAAAAGCTGCCACTGGTATTTACACTTACACCGGAGAGACTTGTTTTAATGCCCTGCTTACCAAGCTGAAAATAACCATGATCGTTAAGCGGTATTTCTTTACCGTTGCTGTAGGCGTGGTTCTGGTACACGTATGCCCCCAACTGTTTATGGTAGCCCACAAACGGTATGGAGGAGACAGTAAGCATATCATCATCCAGCCAGCGCTCACACAAAATCTTAAGGCAACGGGAGTCACCATAAAAGGTGCCGCCGTTGGTTTTGCTGAGTAATGTTTTATGGAAGGCATCGGGGCTGGAAATACTCGTCCCTTCAAGGGAGATTATCTTTTCTTTAGAGCCGTTGCCGTAGCGCACTTTGAACACATAAAACTGTTCATCCATCACCTCATCGTATTCCATGTACAAAAACTCAGGCACAACGCTACAGGCTTTATCCACATCACAAAAACTGTAGAACAAGTCTTTACCTCTGGGTGAAAGCAACGCCAGTTCAAACAGTGCTATGTCGTCTTTATTTTCGTCGCCGTCGTCTTCGGTGTTGGCCGCAATGGCGTAAAGTTCTTTGTCCAGTTTGGCATCAACCTTAATGCTAAACAGCATGTTGTCGAAATCCAAAATGAACCGCCGGCTGCGTTTCCGTGCATAATAGTGGTACGCCTTTTCGTTCACCGTTTCAGACAAAAACAATCTGCCATTGTACAGGCAGTAGTCTATAAACCGTTTTGTTATCTTCCCAGCGCGGTAAAGATCATCCCAATCCTGCCCTTCCGGAAGCAGCAACACCTCGCACTTTTCGCCCATTGCGTGCAGCTTTTTCATGTGCGCTTTGGCGTATTTTTTTCCAGCCTTGTCCCCATCCAGGGCAATCGTCCAACGAATGCGTTTTCCCTTGTGCTGTTCAATAAAAGCATCAGGAAAATTAACACAGGAAAGTGCAGCTGCAGCCTTAATATCTTTATGATGCAAAGCAATGGCGTGGAAAATTCCTTCCACAACCATGCAGCGCTCGCCTTCTTCAAGCGTAAAATCTGGATGCGTCCACACCTGCCCTTTGTAGGACCCTTGGAAGCGCGCTTTTTTCACGCCCTCATCTGGGTCGATTAATCGCTGCCAGTAAGTGCGTTTTGCCTCGTCCAAATAGAAGCGAATCGTAGAATACATCCGTCCGTTCGATCTATCCTGAAATGCCTCCTGCTCATACCAGCCACGAATCTTGGAAAGATCAAACCCGCGCTGCAGCCCTAGGTAGGCATCCGCAGTACGGTTAGGTTCTTCTTCTGTTGGTTTATATTTCTTAGCAAAGTCAGCAAACAGATCCGGAAGCAGCTCAATGGTGTTTTCTTCCCACCCGCATCTATTTTCTCGGCTGCATTTTAAAATCCAAGGCTTTTCCATGCTAGTAAACAGTTCATTCTTTCCACATTCAGGACAAGGGCCGCCACGCAGGTAGCCGCCCTTAATCTGAAGGTTAAACCGAGCATCAGCCAGTAAGGCGCGGACAATAACATCCGCGCTTACATTGTATTTTTGAGTAGGAGGTACACCCGTCATAAGCTTTACGGCTCCGTTTTCAGCTTTCGCTCGAGCTCACGCAAATCTGCGATCATATCTAGCGAGGTGTTCACCACATCGTTCAATTCTCCGATAATGCGACGCAGCTCTTTCGGCTCCAGCACGCCGTCTGCAACTGCGATCTGTGCTTCTTGTCCAACGTCACTTGTTTCTCCAAAAAGTTTACCAATTCTAAAAACTAGGCTCTGGCAATCTACATCACCATGCTTATGCTCCATGCCGTACTGCATAGCCTGAACCTGCAACCAGTTGATGATCACCATATTGCCAACTGTGCTGCAAAACTTTGGCAAATCTTCATAAGTAGGAAAGTAACGTTCCAGGCTAAACACACGCTTTGTGTGAGACTCTGCCCAGCCCATTGCTTTTGAAAGTTTCTGCCAAGTCATTCCGGAGCGCTCGAGCGCAAGCTTAAATGCGTCCTCCGGTCCAATGTTATGCAGTGCGTAGTTGTTATCTCTAACCATAGAGCCGTCTGGGTAAGTAGCGTTCATAATATTTCTCCTAAGAGTAAGACATAAAACTGTGTGAAAAATGTGAAAGAACCTAGACTAAGCCCGTAGTTAGGACTTGCCGGACATAATGCGGGCATCTGCTTTGCGCATGGCTTCAGCCATTGTTTTGCGGGTAATGCCGTATTCTTCGCAAAGCACGTTAAGCAGTGTGCGAAGACGCAATATCTTTATGGCCTGCGAAACCCGATGCATCCCAAACTTGTTAGGAGTGCGTCGCTGATAGCGGAAATGGCGAATATCCATCCGCATGTAACGGGCCACATTTGAGAAAGTTCTAAACCTTGCCTTAAGCCGCTCAATGTTTTTTTCATAAGCTAGTGTTTTCATGCGGCTTAAGTTAGGGATTTTTTCCCGTTTTAGTCAAGGGACTTTTTTATACTTTTCTTAGGGAAAAAATTCCCATACAAAGAAGGAATGAAGAATAGCATGGCTTTTGAGAAGAAATTTGTGGATGTGGTATGTGAAAAAATAGATGAAATAGGTATTTCACATAACGAATTTGGCAGACGCGCATTCGGTCCACCAGATGGAGGGAGACTATGGAGGAGTGTTCGTGGAGTGGAAGGAAAGAAGAAACCCCGAAAGATTGCAATCCATGAAGCTTACCAAATAGCGCAAGTCCTGGGCACAGATCTGCCCACCCTGCTCTGGCACGTCGAAAAAGAATTTAACCAGAAATAGAAAAAGCTCGAACCATTACGGTTCGAGCTTTTTCTTTATTATCGTGTTTACTACCGGCGCTTCTCTTGTGCTAAAGAAGCTGCTTCCTGCTGTTCAATTGCTGTTAAAGCAACCTCCAACCGTTCGCATTGATCAAACAAAATATCCCCCATGCCTAGCGGTGCATTGGTTGCGCAAAAACGCACTGCCGAGATAGCTTTATAAATCTCACTGATTGCATCGAGTTCTTTCATGCATGTCCCCGCCAAAATATGTTTTTTTTGTTCTACGCTCATTCTACGCCGATACTCTGCGGCTTTACGCGCGTCAACCAAAGATATTGAAACGTCTAGGGAGTTCCATTTCACTCGTGAAATAGGCTTAACGGGATTTTCTCCCTAAAACCCTATTGACATATAGGGATCGAATCCCTACTCTACACTCAAGTAAGACATAAACAAAACAATCTGTGCCAACTCCTAAACAAGCCCCGCTGATGGAAGATAGGCGGGGCTTACTCTTATCCACACAAATAGACTAAGGAGACGCAAATGCATGCACACTCAACTCCACAAAGTTCGCCGGAATACAGCATCCAACTCTTAAAGCTCTCTCAGGTTCAAGAAATTCTCCCAGTCAGCAAGACAACACTTTGGCGTTATGTAAAAGCAGGAAAATTTCCAGAACCCAGAAAACTAGGACGCAGCGCTTTCTGGGTAAAAGAAGAAGTAGAAAACGCAGTTCGCCAACTGGTAACGTAA